TTAGCCGTCATTATCTACTACCTCTGCATCAATCACATCATGTTTATTTTCTATCTTTTTGGTAGTACTTCGTTCAGTGTTGATGAGATTTTGTAGTTCTTTAGTTGAACCAATATAAAGAGAGTTGTGTGTGGTATTATGAACGTTGACTTCTTCTTTGTTGATAGCCTTCATTTTCTGGTGCAGATCAATGAGATCTTTGTTCGCTTCGGAAACCGTCTTAATCATCTGAGCAGCAACTTCATATGCTCTTGGGGAATCACCTTCTGTCGCAACCTTAAGAATACCTTCTATTGCATCTTCGCCGGTAGAGATGAGTTCTTTCATGTTCCGGCGAACCAACCAATAGTCCTTTTCACTATCATTAGCATTAACTTCGACGTGAGTTATGTTTTGATTTGAGGTTTTTATTTCTTTTTCTTCTTTTTCTTCTTTTTCAAAATCAATGTCTAGTGCTTCTGATAATTTGTCATCTACCGTTTTTTTAGGTTTCATAATAATACTCACCATAAATTCTATTTCCTGCGGTGTGTCCATCACCTGTGAATCCACCTGTTATACCAATACGAAGATCGTGTGCATCATCCACCAACCCATCAAACGCAGTATCAACCCCATGAATATCAATTTGAGATTGAAGAATTATCTTGTTAGTCTTCTCTGGTCCATACACATATGTCTTTGCAGTAAACTCAAAGGTGGTTGTGATATTTCTTCTTGTATCAAAAGCACCTTCATACTCTTCAGTCATATTAACCGAATTTAATATTATAGGAACATCTACTTTTGTGTTTACATCATTTATTTTAAATGTAACTATAAATTCAGGACTAAAGTAAGGAAGAATTTGTTCAACAATCTGAAGGTTGTCGTCCTGGTTTCTAGTAAACGAATATAAACCGAAAGAAATATTATAAGGAACTTCAGCATAGTTCCATTTTTCTTCTAAACCGTCAGTAGAAGTGGCAGTTGTTGTTCTTAATTTATTACCTCTTCGTGATGGATCATATGCAAATCCCGTAATATCAAACCCCAATCTCGGAAGAGTTATTTGCGTATGGGTGTTACTAGAAATACTACTGTCTTCTTGGATTCTTCGGATAAACTTTTCTTTTGGCCCATAAGACAACGGCACGCGGATCGTTTCCTTTGTCGTACCGTCTGCATTCTTTCGTGCAATCCGAATGTCATTGAAAATGGAACCAAATCCAATCACAGTCTTTCTAATAGATTCGTTGTAAAATTGTGTAAACATCAATAATCGCCCTCACTGAAAGGATCTGTGTCCGTGAAGTCAAAGATGTCATCTTGATCTCTAAACAATTCAATGTCCTCATTATCACCCGCTGGTTCATTGTCCTGTGGTTCTTGTGGAATGATGAGCGTGGTTGTTGTGCTGCTGTTGATCTCATATTCTGCACCCGAAACAGCACCCCTTAATGTTTGTCCGGTTGATGTTGATATGGTCCCGATAATATTTGTGAGAGTAAGTTTCGTATTAGACGAACTCCAATCTGTTACAGTTGCTGTCGCAGTTGCATTTGCCAGCAATGCAGTATCTCCAGTAACACCAGAAACCTGAAATACCGATTCGCCCTCAAAGAAATTAGTTGCAGCAACACCACTGATCCGTGTACCAAGATCAAACTCAATAGCGAATTTCTTGATTTCGTCTTCAACCGTGTCAATGTCCGTGTATCCCGTATCAATCTCTTCTTGACTATAGGTGAATACCTCACATGATAATCTGTAAGTAAACAATTTACCTAATTGATAAAATGGATTTTCGTGTTCTACAAAATTAATCTCAAAAAGAGTCTTGCTGAGAGGAAAATAAATCAAGTCTCCTTCTTTTGGTCTGGTAGTGCTTTCGTATATACCAACAGTTTCCTCAAATCGTTTTCTGGAAACAATGAGGTCCATTTTATCTCTTATTTCAATTCCAAATTTAGAAAGTATATCACCCTCGCCCTCAAATCCATCAACACTTGCAACATACATTTCCAATTGATAACCATCATCAAATTTAGATTGTGTATCTTCCCCAAACAGGTCATCTGTGTTCACAAGGGTTCTAGGAATATAGACCATATCCCTCCCCATCGATTTAATTATCTCAATGGTGAGATCTTCTACGACGTTTTGTTCGCCGCTATAGTCTTTGAAGTGTGGATTTCTTGCCATTAGCCTAACCTACATTAAAATCAATTGGAAGTTCGTATGTGGTTTTCAGTTCTTCCTCTAGTCTCTGTATTTCCTCATTTGCTTCGTTGTATATTTCACCACCACGAAGAGAAATGCCACCTGGTAATTGAACGCCCTCAAACTTAGACATGTTCTGTCCCCACTGACGTTTAATAAGAGCAGTTGCATATTTTTTTAACCAAACATCATCAAATATTTGCGAAAATGCGACAGAGGGAATTTTAACATATGCTTCAATAACTAAATATTTACCCGCTTCTAAATCAGCATCCCTCATGTCCATGTGGATCTTATTCGATACTTTATTGAATCTAATTCTTTTTTCTGGTTGAAAGAAGTCCTGAATCATATTAATGTAACGTTTAGTTGAATCGTATCGGGCTAATCCCATAGAACTATTATTGCTCAATCCACGATTAATTCCAAAATAATCTGTTAGTGCCATCTGATATCGCACATCAAACATACTGATGTTTGCAAAATTTCCAAATTGAAACAACCGAACCACACTTAATATATCTTTCCCCGTAGGCCCATCGCCAGTAGCACCATTCACCGGACCAAAATCGTCGGTACTAATATACATGTTATCTTTATCTGTTTCGGTAATTTGATGTTTGAAATATGCCTTTTCAGACCCATCGAAGTGTCTTTCCGAATACATTTCTAATGCTTCGTCTAGACGATCTTCACATTGCTGTCTGTCAACATTAATTTCTACTACCGGATAACCTAGTTTACGAAGAGAATAATCAATTAATTCGTCTCTAGAATTTGGTATTGCCATTAGAAAACTCCTGATGCCTTTTCTTATATGTATAAAGCATCAACAGTAAAAATGTTTTATGAATCAGATTTTGTTTTTTGTTCTGAATCTGATGGAGATTCTTGTTCTGTTTTCTGAATACCAATTTTCACAGGTAAATTTTGAATTTCTTTATAATTCACATTTTCAATATAATATTTTCGGGTAATAGGTTCTTCTGACTCATCTGGTGTGCTTATAACATAATTAGAAAAACCAGGCATTTGTAAAGGGCATGCAACTTTTGGATAATCTAACTTACTATAATTGTCCGATTTTTGTACAAGCCAGGTCATCTTCTTGTCACCACAACCACACGCACCGCAATAATGTTTTCCTTCACTGACTTCACTTTCCTTTAAATGTTCGCATGGTGGCAAAACTCCTCCCGAATTTTGATTACCAAAACAACTCAACACTCGAAGTTGTTTTATAGGGGTGTTGATTTTTTTATTGTTTATGCTACGAGAAGCAAGAGCAGTCGCAAAATTTTGCACCATACTAAGTTTGTCTTTGATTCCTCTTTTATTGGGATCTATAGGAACGCTTCGGAATTGAATGTCATTTGATGGTGTGTTGTTGTCTTCATTCATTAATATTCTCCATAACAACAAAATTATATTACATGTATAAACAAAGTCAATATTATTTCATTAAAATAAAGTTAATATTATATTACGGGTATTAAAAGGAAGGGTCTGATATAGGAACTATCTGTAATCTGTCTAATTCCAACAGTTGATTTTTTATTAAAACTTTGAGTATATGCATACGCTTTACCTCTTATTTTTTCCTTGTAAAGTGTATTGGTCCAGTAATATCTGGATTTCATTCGTTGATATGGGTGGTTTTTATTTTTATCTAAATGTAGATTACGGATAAATTCTAATGTGTTTGTTTGGTTATATGCAAATGCAAGTATGTCCATTGATGGGACTGTCCAGTTGAAATGTTTAGTGTTTTTTGCATCCAATACCCGTTGAATTGCATTGTTCCAAGTGCTGTTATTTTTATTTGCATCCCAAGATGAATTTGTGGAAATAATTTCTGATGATATGTTACTTTTATTCAGAACTACTCTAGTTTCAAATAAATCTCTAGTGTCAATAAACAAAGCATACTTATTTTTACTATTTTCATTATCTCCATAATCTGTTGCTGTGTAAGTTAATACACTTCCAGTTTGGGGATTTCCAAGACAAACACTACCCGAACCAAACGAAGGTGATTGGACATTAAATGTCCCAACATATCTCCCACCGAAAATATACTCGCCAATTTTCCAATCATTAACATATGACGAAGAGATGCTTCCGCCATTTGCGTATATGTCCAACAACTCTTGACATCTGGTGGAGTTTGTGGGATGGTAATCTCCATCGTGATCCACCCCAGCCCACACCCCACCGAGGGATGTGCATTTACTTTCGTCTAATACAGAAGAGACAACGTTGTTTTGTTTATCTTCATATATGCAACAGGATTTCATATTTTTTGCTAAATCTTGT